TGAGACTGAGATCTCTGGTAAGATTGGACTTAAGCATAAAACTACTGACAATTTAGCTTTATACGGTGAGTTCAAAGGCATTACAAATGGAGATGAAGATAATAAGTACAACGTGAAAGTTGGAGCTAAGTATAGTTTCTAATGTCACAACAAAGCGACCAAGCAAGGGCTTCAGTTACTTCACTGACTCCCGAACCTGAACTTAAAGAAGAAAAGAAAGAGACTTTTGATGAGGACATCTCATTAGAAGAAGCTTTATCTACCTTGTGAAGAAGTTAAATGAACTATGGCTAGTAGTCTTTTTGACTCTAGCCTTCTTCATTCATATAGAAGTTCTTCATGTGAACTTCCATAGCAGAGAGGCACCTCAGTGTCGGACCTCTCTGTAATTTGGCTTTTAGCCCCGTACGCGGGATACCTATTAGCCGTCTAGACGGTGGGATAGACCACAAAACGATTAATTTAAATTGTGCACGATGATGATTTATACCTTCAAACATTTTAAAAGATAGATAAATGGCTCAACAGTCAACCGCACATCAGGCTTCGGTAACCGTACCTGGTGCTAGTAATGGAGGTGCCGATAGACGCGCCCTCTATTTAAAATTGTTCAGTGGCGAGATGTTCAAAGGCTTCCAGCATAATGCGATAGCTAGAGATCTTGTCATGAAGCGTACCTTGAAGAACGGTAAGTCTTTACAGTTCATCTACACAGGACGCACAAAAGCCGAGTTTCATACTCCAGGCAACAGCATACTAGGTAACTCCGATGGAGCACCTCCAGTAGCTGAGAAGACCATCACAGTTGATGATCTACTAATCAGTTCAGCATTTTTGTATGAATTAGATGAGACATTGGCTTAAAATAATGGGTCAATTAAAATTGGAAGAATTGCTGGAACCCTACGTCCTATGGATATGGCAATCAGCAGCCGAGCCTCTTACGCTTAAGAGGAAGGTTCAGAGACTAGGTGGTTTAGGAAGCGTCCTATGTAATACACCAATAGCATCCAATACCGAGAGGTAAAGATATAGTCCAAACCCTTTAGAAATATTGGGATAATTGCATTATGATTTGAGATCTGAGATATCCAGAAAGATTGGATACGCTCTTGCTCAAAAGTATGACCGCCTAGTGTTCCGTTCAATCATTCGTGGAGCTAGAGCTGCATCACCTATCACTAAGACTAACTTCGTAGAACCAGGTGGTACTCAAATCCGTGTTGGTACAAACAACCAAGCATCAGATGCTTATGTTCCTGCATCTTTGATAAACGCATTCTATGATGCTGCAGCCGCAATGGATGAGAAGGGAGTATCTACTGATGGACGTTTCGGTATCCTTAACCCACGTCAGTACTATGAACTAATCCAACAGGTTGGTGATAATGGTCTAGTTAACAGAGACTCACAAGGTACATCCCGTCAGAAGGGTAATGGAATTGTAGAGATCGCTGGTATCAAGATCTACAAGTCAATGAACATTCCATTCTTCGGTTCTTATGGAACTAAGTATGGTTCAGCTTCAGCGACAAACCCAGGTGTAACCGATCCAGGTAACTCTGGTACATTCGTTAGTGAAGCAGTAGAAGATGCTGCAGCTGACGTAACTGGAATCAATAATGAGTATGGTCAGGAAACTGAATTCGCCAACTCATGTGGCATTATCGGACAGAGAGAATCTGCTGGTATTGTCGAAGCAATTGGTCCTCAAGTACAAGTAACTAAGGGTGACGTATCCGTGATTTATCAGGGTGACGTAATTCTTGGACGCTTAGCCTGTGGAGCAGACTACGTGAATCCAGCCGCATGTGTTGAACTTATTGCAGGTGCTGCAGTTGGTTCATCAGGTAACGCTGCATTCTAACTACAAAGGGGAGTCATTACGGCTCCCTTTTTTTTATTCATAAATATTTATACCTATGGCTTTCCCTACCACTAATGCTGCTCAAGAATTACCCGCTATAAATCAAATACTGATGGCTTGTGGTCAGGCTCCAGTCACCACTTTGGATGAAACCAACCCAGACGTTGCGATTACTTATCAAACACTTTTAGAAGTTAGTAGAGAAGTTCAAAGTGAAGGATGGACCTTTAATAAGGAAGAGCATTATGACATGACACCTGATAGTAACAATGAGATCCTAATACCAAACAACGTATTACAGATAGATCTAACAGAAGCTAATGCAGGTGATAAAAACGCAATACAAAAGAATGGCAAACTATACGATAAGCAGAACCATACTGATCAATGGACAGATGGAACTGTTGAATGCGATATCGTTTGGCTATTTGATTGGGTAGATCTACCAACACCTATACAGGACTACATAACAGCTAGAGCTTCTACCATAACCTCTAGTCGAATAGTAGGAGATCAAACTCAATACCAAATCCTCCAACAAAAGGAGGCATACATGAGAGCTATGGCTCTTGAGTATGAAACAACCCAAGGTGATTATTCATTCTTTGGAAAACCTGACGGAGCACACCCTTATGTCGGTTATCAACCTTATCATGCACTTAAGAGATAATGGCAGCAGTCACACAAAGGATACCTAACTTTTTAAGTGGGGTATCTAAACAGGCAGATAGCAAGAAACTTCCAGGTCAAGTAAAAGAATGTATTAATGGTCTACCTGATGTGACATTAGGCATGACTAAGAGACCTGGTTTTAAGTTCATATCTAAATTAAAAACTACAGGTGGTGCAGACTTCACTGGAACACAGTTAGATAATGCTAAGTGGTTCTACATCAATAGAGATACAAGTACCAGATACATAGGATGTATTACACCTAAAGTAGGTAGTACTAATGGAAGTTTATATGTATGGAATGCAGACACAGGAGCTGCATGTACTATCACTAATGGTTCAGCTCACGCTTACTTAACAGGAACTAAAACTAACTACGACATAACAACAGTTCAGGATACAACCATCATTTGTAATGATGCAGTTACTGTAACCACACAAGCTGCAGCTACTGACTTTGTAGCTCAGAGTAGAGGAACAGTGTTGTTAAGTCTATTGGGAGCTTTAGAGGCTTCTATTCAAAGTACAGACTTTGAGATCAAACTAGGTGGTACAGCTATCCTTGCAGAGAAAAGTTCTGTACAAACATGTACCTATACATCAGGTGCAAGTGATGACTACGATGCTGTATTAGATGGTCTTAAGGCTGCAATAGTAGCGAAGAGTATAACTGGTTTAACAGTTGAGAAATACGGTACATCTCTACAGATAGATTATGTAGTCAGTTCAACGAGAACACCATTTACCCTTGAGGCTAAAGGTGGAGCTGATAACGAAAGAATTACTGTTTTCCAAGACTGGGCTTCTAACGAATCTTGGCTACCTCCTAACTCATTCCATAACCACGTAGTAACTATAGTCAACTCACCTTTATATGATGAGGATAACTACTACGCTAAGTTTGTAGCTGACAATGGAGCTGCAGGTTCAGGTTATTGGAAAGAGAGTTTAGGTAATAACCAATCTCCAGGTTTAACAGCCGCTACCATGCCTCACAGGCTTCTTAATACAGGTACTAATGCATTTACTTTAGAACCTATTACATGGGGAGACAGGAAGGTTGGAGATGATCTTACAAACCTACATCCTAGCTTTGTTGGTAAGACAATTAAGAAGACATTCTGGCATGACACTAGGCTTGGATTCTTATCCGAAGATAATGTCATCCTCAGTAGAGCTAAAGAACCTTATGAGTTATATGCAGTATCAGCTAGAACACATACAGCTGGTGATCCTATAGATGTCAACTGTGCATCAACGAGACCTACTAAACTACATGCTGTAATAGCAGCTAGACAGGGTTTACTTCTATTCAGTAAGAACCAACAGTTTATTATCTATTCAGATGATGGACCTTTAACACCTCAGTCTACAAAGATCAGACCTATCTCCAACATGGAGATGAGCGATACAGTTGCTCCAATAGATATTGGTACTCACTTTAACTTCATCAGTAAGACTCCTAACTTTGTAAGAGTCTTTGCTATGCAACCTAAAGGTCTAGGCGAAAGTCCAGACATACTAGATATAGGTCGTGTAGTTAACGAGTGGATAACAATAGATGTAGATACCTTAGTTGCAAGTATTCAAAATGAGTTCATTGCTATGTCTAGTCAGTCTAGTAATGAGATCTATTTCTACAGGACTTACTCAGACGGTCAGAACCTATTGATGGAGTCTTGGTTTAAGTGGAGTCTTCCTGGCACTGTTCAGAGTATGGCTCTAGATCAGGATGATATGTTCTGTGTTACCAAACAAGGTAATCAATACACATTATCTAATGCAAACCTAACTCAGAGTCCAGAGGTAGCAATCATAACCAACGCACAGGGTCAGAAGATTAACCCATGTATGGATTTATATGCACCTGCCAGCTCTGTTAGTTATGACTCAGCTAATGATTTATCTAAGTGTTACCTACCTTATGCAAACTTACCTGATGAAAAGAACGTACTGATTGTCAGTGGTACAACTGCAGCTGGTACATTTAATAACTCAGGATTCACGATTACCCCAGAGGTAGACTCAGGTGGCACATACTTCATAGTCCCTGGACAAGACCTCACAAGCGTTGCAAGCAACGTCTATGTAGGTTATGCCTATAACTTTGATATGACGCTGCCACAGGTCTACTACCAGCTCGATCAGGAGGGTAAATCTAAAGACTTCACAGCTAGTTTAACAATATCTAGACTTAAGTTTGATGTAGGTTTATCAGGTGTATTAGGTTTCAAGCTTAATGCTACTGGTAGGTTTGCAGGTAAACGAGAATACACAGGTGATGGATCAACTACTGACTTTAATTGGAATGTAGGTGACTTGGACTATGTAGATAGAAATCAGGTCAAAGTTAAGATCAATAATGTAACCAGTACAGCATTTACCTTTCAGAGTGATACAGAGATAAGGTTTAGTTCAGCACCTGCTAATGGAGATAAAATACTT